GACTTGATCGTGATTTTCCAACAATTCCCGGTATGTTGCGAGAATTTGATCTCCGATTGTCTTGTTCTCTTCACTGGCGATGCTCATACCGTCCTTGTTGGCCTCTGTTATGGTGTAGAGATTAGAGAGCCTATCGTATGATTTTGTAATGTCAGTCATTTCGTATGGTCCTTGTGGTTTACAGTGTAAATTCTGAGTGTGATATATTTGCAACAGTCAAAATGCGGGGAAAAGCCCCTAGCTCATTTGAGCATAAAAACGCCCCGGTGTCTAATTTTATTGTACTATAAACTGCGACAAAGTGTCACACCCTATTGGCCGTCTTCGTTCAGACTTTCCTCATCCTGTCAACTACTCATTTACCCGGCGGTAGATCATCAAGCAGGATGATATTCCTATAGGCATACAGTCCTATATCCTAGGGAATGCGTGGGAATATAACCCTAACAGGCATGACTAGGGAGATATGGTAGGGCTACCGCATCAATCGAATGCCATACGGTAACTGTACCGCACCCTGTAGCATGGGATTAAATGCCTACCTAACCTGTCTAGGATTGAATGCCTAACTAGCTGTGTAGGATTAGATGCCTAACTGGCTGTATAGGATTATATTCCCTGTAGGGTCCCCTATTGTTGGGGAGTAAACTGTTGAGTAGTCACCTTTATAGGGGTGGGGGGAAAAACTTGGGGGTACGTTGGATTATATATATATACCCCTGACATATATTTAGAAAATAACTCGGACTTCTAATCAAAATAAAAAATGGCTGCGGCTGTAAAGTACGATCTGCGCCTATTAAGTTACTTTAAAGTTACTTTAATATATATTATTTATATTTATTTTAATTTTATAGTTGCACTATAGAACTTTGTAGTGTATAATAGTAACTATGGAGTTACTAGACAATACTAATGAGTACCTACAACCCTATATTAACTTAAAGGGATTGTTAGATACTAAGATAGAGCAAGACTGTAAAGATGATTTCCTAACATTCGTTAAAGTCATGGCACCTATGATGGTGTCTGACTGGAAGATGGGTCGTCATATTGAAGTTATATCAAATAAACTAAAAGATTTAGAGAGTGGTAAGATAAAACGACTGATGGTCTTTCTTCCACCACGGTCTTCTAAGTCTGTTATCTGCTCTAAGCTCTTTCCAGCATGGTATATTGGTAGAAATCCTGCACATGAGATACTGACTGTCTCCCATAGTGACCAATTGTCCAGTGATTTTGGTAGGTCTGTCCGTGATGTAGTAGGTACTGAAGAATTTGAGAAGATTTTTAAAGGAGTCTCTTTAAGAAGCGACGTCAGAGCTGCTGGTAAGTGGAAGACAAACCACAATGGGTCTTACTATGCTGCTGGTGTGCGCTCTCAGATAGCTGGACGTGGCGCTCACATAGCTATACTGGATGATGTGATGTCTGAAGAGGACGCAATCAGTGCTTCAGGCAGGAGATACATCAAGGAATGGTATCCAGCAGGGCTTAGAACCCGCATCATGCCCAATGGGTCTATAGTAATTATTAATACACGCTACCACTATGATGATCTCTGTGGTTGGTTGCTAAAACAACAAGAGAATATGGGAGAGTTTGAAACAATCCCATGGGAAGTAATTAGAATACCTGCATGGGTTGACGAAGAAGCAGCAGAATTGCTTGACTTACCTGTAGGCTCTAGTTACTTTCCCGAATGGAAGTCTGATGAAACTCTTCGCATGGATGAGAGTGAAATCAAAGCCTCCAATGGTAGTAGATACTGGAATGCTCTCTACATGCAAGACCCCACACCTGAAGAGGGTGGTATTATTAAGAAGAAGTGGTTGAAATACTGGGATGATGAAGAACCACCTAGCTGTGATTTTGTAATTCAAACATATGATACTGCTTTCTCTACACGGACTACGGCTGACTACAGTGTTATCCAGACATGGGGGATATTCTCCATGTATAACCAAGATGATAATGGTATAGAAGACTTAACGCCCAATCTAATCCTACTGGGAAATATCAGGGGTAGGTTTGAGTACCCAGAACTACGTAGGATTACTCAGAAGCTGTACGATGAGCATAGACCAGACGTGTGTATGGTTGAGAAGAAAGCTAGTGGACAGTCTTTGCTACAAGACATGCGTCGGAGTGGCCTCCCTGTAATGGAATACACACCAGACAGGGATAAGGTATCCAGAGTATACTCAGCTTCTCCAATCATTGAGGCTGGTAGAATGTGGATACCCAGTAAGAAGAAGTGGTCAGATGAATTAGTAGAGGAACTACTAAGGTTCCCCAATGCTGCTCACGATGACCAAGTAGATGCAATGACAATGGCTATCCACTATATGAAAGAGTCTTGGCATCTAACACATCCAGATGATCCAGACCTTGAAGATGCACCGCCAACTAAAAAGAAAACTTATTGGTCTTTTTAAATTTGGATAACGATAAAAAGTATGGTATAATAGTATAGTGAAAATATTTAGGGGAATAACATGCCGGGACTCTCAAGTCTAAAAGTAAATATTAAAGATCAACCTCATAATCTTGCATGGATTAATGAGGAGGAACAAGCTTTACTTAAAGACCTTGGTGGTTCAGGCCGTCCCGGCCCTATGGGTATTCCTGCTTATGAATTTAGTGATGACGATGATGCTGATCTTGGGGACGTTACTGGTAGTCCCGGAGGTGCCGCTGGTGGCGGTAGCGGTAGCGGTGGCGGTGGTTGGTCGGAACCTGATGACTTCAATCCAGAAGATTTCTCATGGAGCGTAGACAAAGGTTTTACTGGGCCTTCTGTAACATCCGGTACTACAGCCTCTGATTTAGAAACAATCGGAGTAGAGAATATTACAGACTTACCTACAATGACAGCTATGTATCAAGACCCAGAGGCATATGGTCTTGGTTATAATGATTTTGTAAACATGGGATTTTTTGAGAAGAGTGAGGCAGCAGACCTTGCAGCTATGCGAAAGGATGCTTTTAATCTACAAGCAGAGCTTCAAAAAACTAATCCTAATGTAACAGTAGGTGTTCAACCTGATGGTACTTATGCTTATGGTGGACCACTAGGAGAAGCCATATCAGCAATGACTAATGAGATATATAAATCAGCAAAGGAAGCAAATAAGTATGGGGCCTTTGCTTCACTTTTAGGCGGTCCATTAGGTACAGCTTATACTATTGGTGGTTTGTTTGCTGATGAAGTAGCACCGGGATTGCGTGATTCTTGGAACCCCTTTTCTGAATCAACAAAAGAAATGACCAAGGAAGAACGTCAGGCAGAAATAGCGAAAGAAGATAAAAGCTTAAGTAAGGCAGAACGTGAAGCTAAAGAAGACGACATAGCATTTGCTAAGGCTGTCTCTGATTATATGGAAAAAAATGCAGGCCAAAGTTTAGATCGCACTGCTGCTGATGCTACTGACAAAGAAATAGGAATGGATTATGTAACTTCTATGGCAGAAGAATCTTATTCCCCACTAAGTGAAGAACGAGGACAATACTTAAAATATCCTCTCTACCCTACTTCTGATTACTTACCTAAACCTATTTATGAGGGGGATACTGAGAAAAAGAGTTCATCGTCAATGTCTACTTTCTTCGATGCAGTTGAAAGACCATTCTCTTCTGAAGACGGCACTATAGCTAATTACTTTAAAAGTGTTATTTCGGGTGGTAATTCAAAAGAAATTCCTGATCCAAATAGAAAAATCGTTGAAAACATTTATGGAAGAGCCGAAGGTGGTGTAGTGCAGCCACCTATGGTGCAGCCACCTAGTATAGGTCCAACAAGCGAACAAATGTTTAGAGATATATATGGTCTTACTGATGAAGAAGTCAGAGAAAAATTTGCACCTAGTACTTCTCCCTTAAAAGATGTTGCAGTTACAGCAAAACCTAAACTGACAAAAGAAGATTTTGGATACTATAAATATAATCCTGAAGAACTAGGAAAAACAGACCCTTCACTAGACAAGTATTACGAGGAAGGCGATGACCCTGTATACACAGATAGAATTAGATATGAGGGTTACACTAAGCATAACTGGGGTGATACATGGGGAGCGCCAGAGTGGGAACCAGAACCCGGAATGCCTTGGACTCTTAAGATGATAGAGAACCATCCCTATATTGGTGAATCTGGAAATTTAGGATATGGTCATAGAACTAACCTTGGGGGCTTTGGCGACGATGGCGAAACTTATGGGGTATCTTTTAGAGAAGCTCCCCCATTTCGAAGGAATGATCCCTCTAGTGATTTCAGTCAATTTAAAAATCCCGGTGCTATTCAAGCAGAATATAGGAAAGACTCTAGTTCTCCACGAGATGCAGTAAAAAACTACTTTCTAAACCTTGGAGATACTCCTATAGATAATGCCAACCAAGCACCTTCACAGTATGAAGACAGGTCTATCTATCAAGACATGATAGATAAATATTCTTTTAAATCTCCTGAACTTACTTTAGGTGGCGGCTACGACACAGGAACAGATAGTCTGTTTATTGAGAACACAGGTAAAGAAGATTTATTTAGTAAAGCAGCCCGTAAGAACATAGAAGCTGCCCTAAATATTCCTACGTCTGGACTATTTTCTGATAGTGATACCAGTGCAGATTATCTTTCTAAGATATATGGAATTACTAAAGAACAAGCCGAAGAAAACTTAGCTTTATCTTAAAGCATTCAAGCGTAGCTTCGCTACATTTAACACTAAAAAGTTTGGAATTAATTAATGGCTACAGAACGAAATCCTTTTGATAAGATACCTGAAAACACAGAGACTAATATAGTTGCTATGATGCCTGAAGAAAATTCCAATGTCTCTATTGAAATTGATCCTGAGGATGGTGGTGTAATTGTAGACTTCTCTTCTGAAGAAGATGCAGTCATGGAACCATCAGAAGAAATCAGTGAGTGGTACAGTGATCTAAGCGCAGACCTTGATGCAGAAGAACTACAGGATATTGCCACTGATGTAATTGAGAACTTCAATGCTGATAAAGATAGTCGTGCTGAATGGGAGTCTATGTTTGAACGAGGCTTTGATCTGCTTGGTCTAAAGCTGGAAGAAGGTTCAGAACCATTCCAAGGTGCATGTACTGCTGTACATCCCCTTCTAATTGAGTCGGCTGTCAAGTTCCAATCAAAAGCTTCAGGTGAACTCTTCCCTGCAACTGGTCCTGTCAAGACACAGATACTTGGCGCAGCCACACCAGAGAAAGAGATGCAAGCCAACAGAGTTCAGAACTTTATGAACTTCCAGCTTACTGAACAGATGCCTGAGTACTTCGATGAATTTGAAAGAATGCTTTTCCATCTACCCCTGATAGGTTCAGCATTCAAGAAGGTTTATTATAATGCTACACTGAAAAGGCCCGTATCAGAATTTATCCCCATAGACCAGTTCTATGTGTCTTACTACGCCAACGATCTCAGAAATGCGGACCGATATACTCATGTAATTCAAAAAAGCCCAGTGGATATGAAGTTGGACATGATGTCTGGTGTCTACAAAGACATTGAACTTCCTGAACCAGCCCAGCTTTCTGCATCAGGGTTTGCCACTAAAATAGATAATATTCTTGGATTGTCTCCCTCATATGATTCTGATCCACAGTATGTTATCTTAGAACAACATTGTTATCTTGATCTTGAAGAAGAGGGTGTACCTTGCCCTTATATCGTAACTGTTGAAGAACAGTCAAGACAAGTTTTAAGTATTCGTAGAAACTACAAGCAAGACGATCCAAACAAAGAGAAACGAAGTCACTTCGTTCACTACAGGTTTGTTCCCGGCTTTGGTTTCTACGGGTTGGGCCTTATCCATTTCCTTGGTAACCTCACCATGTCGGCAACTGCTGCAATGCGCTCCCTTATAGATGCAGGACAGTTTGCCAATTTACCGGGCGGATTCAAGGCCAAAGGAGTGCGGATGGTCGGTGACAACGATCCTATCGCCCCCGGCGAGTTCAAGGAGGTCGAAGCAACTGGTATTGATTTATCAAGGGCAATAATTCCCCTGCCTTATAAAGAGCCTTCCCAAACGCTCTACCAGATGCTTGGGTTCGTGACTGCTGCTGGTCAGAAGTTTGCGGACAGCACTGAGCAAGTTATCTCTGATGCTGCCTCCTACGGACCCGTGGGTACTACAATGGCATTGCTGGAAGCTTCAAGTAAGTTCTTCTCTGCAATCCACAAGAGATTACATAAATCACAGAAGGATGAATTTAGAATCCTTGCACAGATAGATTATGATTATCTACCTGATAAGTATCCATACCAAGTACCATTTGAAGATCGTGATATCTTCAAGGCTGACTTTGATGGACGTGTAGATATTATTCCTGTCTCTGATCCTAACATCCCATCCAATGCCCATCGTATGATGTTGGCTAATATGGCTCTGCAAATGGCACAGCAATCCCCACCGGGAATGTTTAACATTGAGGAACTAAATAGAACTATTCTCAATGCTGCTAATATGCCTAACCTAGAACAGATACTTCCACCAAAGATTGAGCCTCAACCTCTTGATCCTGTTTCGGATATCATGGCTGTTACAAAGGGTCTACCTATTGCGGCATTCCCATCACAGAACCATGATGCACATATACAAGTTAAGATGATGTACCTTCAAGACCCTCAGAATGGTGCTAACCCTATCATGGCTCGTATCCAACCTGTACTTGAGTCTAACATTCAAGAACATTCTGTACTGAAGTATCAAGAACAAATGAATGGTGTTACATCACAGATGCTACAACAAGTACCACCAGAACAACAGGGACAGTCTACTGTTGTTGAAATGGCTATGGCACAGGCTGCACAACAAGTTATGCAAGCCAATCAACAGCCACCTGCTCCAACACCAGAACAACAGCTTGTTGCTCTTGAGCAGGAGAAGGTTAAACTACAGCAACAGAAGCTTCAAGCCGATACAGCAATCAATGCTGCTGAACTTGAACTTAAGACAAAAGAGCTTGATCTTAAAGAAAATGAACAGATACTTGATATGCTTGAGTCTGGTGCTACTGATAACTTTAAGCGTGAGAAGGCTGAAGCAGATAGAGAAACAAAGAAAGAATTATCAGCAATGAATAATCTTGCTAAGATAGAAGTTGAAAAAATGAAAGACGCAAAAGATATACAGAATACTAAAATTAATACACTATCTCGTGTAGCAATAGAAGAAATGAAAAAGGGAGACAGCTAATGATGACGAAAGGTAAAGGGTATCCAGAGCATGTAAAGGATACTGCAAAAGGTTTTGGTGACGCACCTAAGGCTGAAGTATATGGTGGTCGTGGTTCACGAAGTGTTCTCAATGAATGGGATAAATCTTCTTATGAATTTCCAACCCCAAAGAAAAGCACTCGAAAGGCTTCACTGTAACCCAGATGGAAATTTGGGATGAAGTTGTTCAGGAGTTTAATGAAGAAATTGAGAGATTAAAAGTATCACTAAGTAATGGTGTTGCTGAAGATTTTGCCCACTACAGACAACTTGTAGGTTCTATACAAGGTCTGGAGTGGGCAAGAACAAACCTAACAGAAATTATTAAAAAAAGGATGTATAAAGAGGATTAAATGAGACAGGTACAAATGGGTAATGCAATGAAGAATGACGAATGGATTGATATTGAAGATGAAGTAAGTGACCCAGCTGATCTTCCAGAACTACCGGGCTTCCATGTTTTAGTAAGGCCCTTGACAGTAAAGAGTAAAACAAAGGGTGGTATCTTTATTCCTGATTCCACCAAAGATGACATAAGTTATCTTACGACTGTAGGTAAGGTAATCGCATTAGGAGACTTGGCTTACAAAGATGTAGATAAGTTTCCCAGTGGAGACTGGTGTAAGGTAGGAGACTACGTATGCTACGGTAAACATGCAGGAACAAAGCTATACTATCAGAATGTTAGACTATTACTATTGTTTGATGATCAGGTAATTATGCGAGTCAGTGATCCAAAGAATCTTGATCCTACATTTAATTTAGGAAAAGGCTCTAACTGATTTGTGATAAGCCAATAAGTATGGTATAATAGTATAACAATAAATTATTACGTAAGGCGTTTGTCTCGTAAGCAACGGAGAATATAATGGTAGAAGAGAATGATTGGAGTACTGTAGAAGTATCCCAAGGTGAAGTAGAGTATGAAATTGAAGAGCCTGAAGTTAATCAGGAGGCTGAAGAAGATATTAAAATAGAAGTTAAACCAGATGAAGTCAAAGATGAAGAGCCTAAAGAACTTGAAGGAATTGAAACGGCTGGCGCAGAAAAAAGAATTAGACAACTTGTTAAACAAAGAAAAGAACGAGAAGAACAAGTAGCATCTTTACAAATACAGAATGAAGAATTAAATAAAAAGTTATTGAGTAAAGAAAATGAAGTACAGAGTATAGGTAAACGTACTCTTGATATGTCAGAGAAACAGCTAACAGATAAGATAGCGTTAGCAAAAGAAGTCTACCTAGAAGCATTCGATGAAGGAGAAAAAGAAAAACTCCTTAATGCTCAAGAAATGTTAAATGAAGCACAAAGTGATTTGAGAGCAGTCAATAGTGCTAAAGCACGTTATGCACAGCAAGCAAAGCAAGCTGTGGAACAGCCAGCGGCACAACAGCAACAGGTTCCACAGGCAGTGTCTGATCCTAAAGCAGAACAGTGGGCATCAGATAATGATTGGTTTGGTAAAGACAATGTGATGACTGCGGCTGCACTTGCTATTGATGCAGAGTTAAAGAATGAAGGATATGATCCAAGTGATAATGATTTTTATCAAGAGATTGATAACCGAATTAAAACGTCTTTTCCACATAAGTTTGAAGAAGACAAAGAACGTGTTCAGGAAACTACGTCAAGTCCTGCTCAAGTGGTGTCGGGGAGTTCTCGCTCTTCTCCGAGTTCTAGGAAAAAGATTAAGCTTTCGCAAGAAGACTTAAGACTTGCCCAAAAATGGAATATACCTCTTGAAACGTATGCCGCCCAAAAGCTTAAAGTACATCAAGCTGACGGCGATTATACAGATATAAAATAGTAGCGTGGAGAATAAAATGGATACAACACGAAATGAAACACGTAGTGACGCCCTACGAGAACAGAATCTACGAGAAGATCAGTGGACCTATGAGGAACCCGATGCCCTCACTATCCCAGAGGTAGTAAAAGCACGTTATGACAATGAGGGTATGGCCCTTCGTTGGCTGCGTATATCGTTAAAAGGTCAAGACGACATCACTAATGTTGGTAAGAAACAACAGGCAGGATGGATTTTCGTAACTCCTGATGAAGTTCCCGAAATGGCTGTTACATCCTTCGTAAGGGATGAAGGCCGTTACCTTGGTACAGTCTGTCGTGGAGACTTAGCATTGGCTAAAATGCCAGCTGGCAAGGTAAATGCCCGGAGAAAGCATTATGAAAACAAAGCAAATGATATGATGGATGCAGTAAACGCCCAGCTTATGAAAAACTCTGATTCTCGTATGCCTATCTCTAACACAAGTAAATCGGTAACAACACGAGGAAGGCGACCTTCTTTTCAGAACTAGCTTTCTTCTTAACAAGGAGATGAAACAATGTCTACTACTAAAGCATTTCGTGGTTTCATTCCTGCTCGTAAAAAGAGTGGTGGCTACAATAATGAAGCCGTGACTGACATGATTACGTTGACTTCAACGGGTCAGGCCCAGTCGCCCACTAATAACATTTTCACAGGCGATCCGGTAGTTCTTCCGGGTGCAACCTTTGCAACGATTTCGCCTTTCATTGCAGCAACTCTTAAACCTTCAGGGGTTTTCATGGGCTGTCAATATGTAGAAAATGGAGAGCAGAAGTTTTCCCGCCATTGGAACGGGGGCTTGAGTGCCACGGATATTAAATTCTTTGTAATCACTGATCCAGATCAGACGTATTACATCCAAGCCTCTCTCTCGCTTTCAGCGGGTGAGTTGGCAATTGTCAAAAACTATAATGTAACAGTTAGTTCCACTGCAAGTTCAGGAAGTACAGTCACAGGTCAGTCTAGTTACTACCTTGACGGTGCGTCAGGCACTGAAGCAGCGGCTGCGGTTCGTGTAATTGGTAAAGCTAAATACCCAGACGAGAAAGATTCGGATGCGTATCCAATCGTTGAAGTATGGCTCAACCATCACCGTGATCGTTTCGTAACTGCTACGGCATCAACAGCTTGATAGGAAGGAATTATTATGGCTATTAATAGAGCTAGTATTAGCAAAGAACTCCTTCCCGGTCTAAACGCTGTTTTTGGAATGGAGTATGGAGAGGTAAACAACGAACATGAGCCTCTCTTTGAAATTGAGAACTCAGATCGTGCCTTTGAAGAAGAAGTACTCTTCACTGGTTTCGGTACTGCACCCACTAAGGGTGAAGGTGCTTCTGTTTCTTATGATGACGCACAGGAAAGCTATTCAGCCCGTTATACGGCTGAGACGATAGCTCTTGCCTTTGCTGTCACCGAAGAAGCTATGGAAGATAACCTGTATGACACGTTTGCGAAACTTCGTGCGAAAGGTCTTGCACGGGCGATGGCGAACACCAAGCAGGTTAAAGCGGCAAACATCTACAACAATGGTTTCTCTGATACCATTGGTGATGGTGCTGCCTTCTTCTCTGCATCTCATCCAACCATTTCTGATGGTCTTCAGTCAAACCTTCTTGGTGCGGCTGATCTGTCAGAAGCAACCCTTGAGACTGCACTGACCACTGCTCAGAAAACCAAAGATGATCGTGGTATTCTGATTGGTGCTTCTGTAGTTTCTTTGCACATCCCCGTTGATTACTGGGCCGTTGCTGATAAGATTCTCAGCAGCCCCGGCAACACCGGAACGAGTGCAGCCAGTGCCAACCCCAATACGAATGCTATCAATGCAATTCGTAACATGGGTATGGTCCCTGAAGGCTACTACATTAACCGTCGCTTCACTGATACTGATGCGTGGTTTGTTAAGACTGATGTGCCGAATGGAACGAAGATGTTCGTCCGTTCTCCGCTTCAGACTAAAATGGAGCCTGACTTTGATACCGGCAATCTGCGATTCAAAGCCCGTGAGCGTTATAGCTTCGGTGTCTCTGATTGGCGTGGATGGTACGGTTCTGCTGGCTGATAAGATAGTTGAGAGGGGTAGTGTACAGGGTGAAAGCCCCCAAGCTACCTCTCTCATACTTATAAGGGAGTTATTATGACAACAAATATTAAAGTAGCACAAAATGTAAGTACCGATGGTGCTATTATCACAGGGTTTCGTTACGTAGATACCGGCCTAACACTTGGAGATGAAGGCACAGGAAGTACTCCTACGCCATCACATACCCGTGTCATGGCTATGCACGTATACTCCACAATTGTTGGAGACATTATTATTAAAGGTACTAAACAGATTACGAATAAGACAGCAGCAGGTACAGCTATTCGATGGCGTGTTGGTGCTACTGATTCACAAGATACTTACATAGGAGATATAGGTGTAGGCGTATTTGGAATTGTAAGCCTTGCAACTTCAGGTGCTGCTGAGATGCTCCCAACCATTACATTATATGTAGGCTAACGATGTCTACATACTCTGATTTAAAAGCAGCCTTAATCTCTACTACTGAGAACGACGGTACTGAATTTACTAATGAGATACCTAATTTCATTAGCAGAGCAGAGCTACGCCTGACTAAAGATATTGATGACTCAGGGCTAGATGAGTATTCGGCTATTACTCTTACTGCTGGTAATGCGGTTGTAAGTTTAAATGATAGAGTACGTATAGTTCGTAATGTAAACTTTACAACAAGTGCAGGTAGTAAAGTTAATTTACTTCAGAGGACAATTGAATACTGCAATGACTACTGGCCTGTAAGTGCTTCTACAGGTGAGCCACGTTATTATGCACGTAAGAATAACAGTTCTATATTTATAGTACCAACTCCTGTATCCACACTGACAGGAGAAATCCAAACAGCTTCACAACCACTGGCCTTGGCTTCTGCTACAGGTACAAGTGTTACTACAGCAAATTATTTTACTAATTACTGTTATGACGCTTTATTTTTTGCTGCCATGATGGAAGCTACTATGTTTATGAAGGACTGGCCTACAGTTCCTGCATGGCAAGCTCAATATGAAGCAGCAATTATTACACTAAGAAATCAAGCTAGAAGGACACGTCAGGATGACATGGCAGTTGCTGCCTCACCTGCGGGTGGTCCTGATACAATTACACTGGGGAGTCCATAATGCCTAACACATCTACACCTACAATTATTACTCAAAAAAAATCAAAACCAATGACTATAGGAGAATTAAAAACTGCTGTAATGGAACGGCATGGTATTCAAAATCCTACTAGTTTAGAAGGTTCTACTAGAGAACAATTAATGAAAGCATTAACAAAACCTCCCATAGTTAAAGAAACTTCTGGTGATAAGAAAAGAAAAATCACAAGCAAAAAAGCTGGTGGTAAAGTAGAATATAAAAAGCATGGTGGTAAAGTAATTAAACCAAACATGTCTGGAGATGATGTAGTTCGTGGTTGTTATGATTAGTAGGTCTAGTGCTAGACAACAAATTACAAAGCCACCTAAGAAAAAACCTAAAGTAAAAGGAAATTTTAAATGCAAAAGAAAACCGAAGTAAAAACAGTAGCTGTCGTTGAACAGCCTGTCAAGAAGCCGGAACCTAATCCTAATAATAATATTGGAATAGCTTGTTTTGTTGCTGTAGGTATTGTTCTTCTTGCAATTGTAATTTATAAAAAAGTAAAGGGAAATAAATAATGTCAGGACCACATACACTAATTGATCGTAGTATTCCACTGAATGACATCGTAGGTAAACCTACAGGTCAGGGATTTGGTGCTGCACGTAAAGGACCATCAGTTACAGGTAAAGCAAAAGATGCTGTTGTTGATGAAGACTACCAACAGGGTAAATCTTTTGAGGTAGAAGGATAATATTATGGCTGAACGTAAACTTACTAAATCAGAACAAGCTTTAAAGATACGTGATCCTAAAGCCTTTGCTGAAAGAATGAAAAGAAAAAAAGGTAGACGACCTTTAACCGCTAAAACCATTCGTGATGCAGGACAAGGAAAAGGTAAAGCAGCAAAAACTGCTATGGAAAAACGTGCGGATCAAGCAGGTAAAAAAGCAACAAGACAAGCACTCCAAAAGGGAGCCTCTCCTGCAAAAGCTAAACAAGCTGGTAAGAAAGCTGCAAGAGCTATAGTTAGGGGCAGTGGTATTAAAATCGCAACAAATTTAGGAATGGCAGCAGCTAATTTTACACCACTTGGTAAAGCTGTAAAAGGTGTTGGTAGTCTTATAAAAGTTGGTTCAAAATCAAAGACTCCACCAACAAAAGGTGGTTCAAAATCAAAGACTACGCCAACAAAAGGTGGTTCAAAATCAAAGTTAGGACCAAGTAGCTATACACCTCCACAAAGTAAAGCTCTTACAGTTACACCAAAGAAAACAAAAGTACCTGAGTTAAGTTCTAACCAAAAAAGGGCTATTAAAGCAACTGCTGCTGTTCCTGTTGTTCTCGGCGCTAATGCCCTGCTAAAAAATAAACCTGAAGCAGTTAAGAAGCCTAAGCCTGAAGCAGTTAAGAAGCCTAAGCCTGTAGCAGTTAAGAAGCCTAAGCCTGATCCTTCTTATAGAGATGATGAAGGTTCACCTATTGGCACAGTATCTAAAAAATCTACTACGACATACACTCCTCGTAAAAAATATGAGGGTGGTATTGATTTTTATGAAACACCCTTTGGCACAATAAAAGCAGACAGTTCTGATGACGCTTTTAATTTTGATGTCGAAGAAAAAGATGGTGGGTATCTTAAAAGAGACATGATGATGAAGAAGCGTAAGAAAGGTGGTGTAGTAAAACGTCGTATGGGTGGTAAAGTAAGAGGTTACGGTAAAGCACAACGAGGTTACTAGTGGATAGTAAAAAAATAATAAAGCTATACCAAGAGTCTGTTGATCAAGGTATAGATAATTATAATTTACTAGACAATGATATTAAGAAACCTATTAAAGAAGACTACAGTAATTGGGATGACTACTGGGTTTCTTTTATCAGCTACATGAAAGAAAAGTATAGATATACATATGGCAGTAAAGCGCAAAAAAAGTAACATGAAGGGCATGACTATTGGTAAGGGCATGAAACGCCCTACCAAGGCTGGTGCTGGCATGACCAAGAAGGGTGTTGCTAAGTATCGTAGGCAGAACCCCGGTTCTAAACTACAGACTGCTGTGACTGAAAAGAAACCTACTGGTAAACGTGCGACAAGGCGTAAGTCTTACTGTGCTAGATCAGCAGGACAAATGAAAAAGTTTCCCAAGGCTGCAAGTAATCCTAACAGTCGTCTAAGACAAGCCAGAAAAAGGTGGAGATGTTAATGAAAAAAGCTGTAGATGCTCCTAAAGGTTTTCATTGGATGAAAGCTGGTAAGGGATTTAAACTAATGAAGAACCCTAGCACTGGCTATAAATCTCATAAAGGTGCTTCTAAGAAAGCAAGCTTTGAAGTTCAAAGTGTTCATAAAAAATGAGTGTTGCCACTAAGCGTGATCCTAAGAAGTGGGCTGCGGCTAAGTCAAGAGCAAAGGCTAAGATGGGTGGTAAGCACTCAGCAAGAGCAATGCAGTTAGCCACTAAGTATTATAAGGATGCAGGTGGCACGTACTCAGGTAAAAAGAAAGCCAGTAACAAATTATCTAAGTGGACAAAACAAAAATGGACAACGAAATCAGGCAAACCAAGCAGCAAGACAGGCGAGCGGTATCTTCCCAAGAAAGCAATCAAAGCACTATCATCAAAGGAATATGCAGCGACCACCAAAGCAAAGAGAAAAGGGACTGCTGCCGGGAAACAGTTCGTGAAGCAGCCAAAAAGAATAGCTAAGAAAACAAGAAAGTATAGAACATAATGGCAGTATCAGGTACATATGATTTTAATCTTGATATAGATCAAGTAATACAAGAAGCAATGGAGATGATTGGGGGAGAGCAAACCCTTGGTCACGAACCTGCTTCTGCTAGACGTTCAATAAACCTTATGCTTAAAGACTGGCAGAACAGGGGAGTTCTCCTGTGGACTACAGAGACTACTGCTGTTACTGTAACTTCCAGTGTAGGTTCTTATAGCCTCAGTAGTTCTACTATAGATGCTCTTGAGGTTGTTCTTAATAGGGATAGTACTGACATTCAGTTAGAACGTATCTCTCCTGAAGAATATCTAATAATCCCCAACAAGACCCAGACAGGCAGACCTTCTCAGTATTCTATACGCAGGGGACGGGATAACCCTGTTCTTTCAGTATGGCCTATTCCTGAGAACTCTACTGATGTAATGAAGATTGAACGTATCAGTGAATTGCAGGATGTAGATAAATCTGCTGGACAGAATGCAGACATGCCTACACGTTTTCTACCACCTCTTACTTGTGGTCTTGCTTACTACATGTCAATGAAACGTCCCGGTGTAGAAGCTGCTAGAATACAAATGTTAAAGACTAACTACGAAGAACTTCTTGCCAGAGCCTTCCAAGAAGATCGTGAACGAGCTACCATGAGGGTTGTGCCTAGATTGAGGTATGTCTAATGGTAAAAAAGAAAAAGAAACTTAAATTTAGACCTAATTTTAGAATACAAGGTTCTAAAAAAAGGGGAAAAGCTCCTACAGTAGATGCTGTTTTCCAACCTGAATTAGATATAGGTAAAAAAGTAACTATAATTCCAAAATTAAGAAATTTAAAAGTAGGAAAAGATAATTATAGAGAAAAAGAACGTGGGTTAGGACTAAGAATTGGCGATTATAGTATTTCAGGAAGTAGGATCAAACCTACAAGTAAATATGTAGATTCAATTCCTAATAAAAAAACACTTGAATTTGCTATTAATAATTTTTTTGGCGGTGATTTAAAAGGATCAGGTTCAAAACAAGGTAAGAGTAAAGCCGGGCGTATAGATTATGAAATCCCTATAAGTAAAATACCTTTTGTAAAAGATTTATTTGGTTACACAAGTAGAAGTAAAGGTGGTCAAATAAAAAGACCTAAAGGTATTAAGATTGCTCAACGTGGTTTTGGAAGGGCAATGAAAAATGGCAAGTAATAAGAACGCACTAGCCATGTGTGATACATGTGGCTTTGTCTACCCTCATCGGGTAATGCGTTTTAATAGTTATGGTATGTTAGTATGTCCTACAGACTTTGAAGGACAGTTTGATCTAAAGAACCATCCACAAAATAAAGTCCCTGATGTCAGAGACAACCCTGCAATACGTGATCCACGCCCTGACAATGGCGGTAGGAACCTTACGTGGGCGGAAGCTACGACTAATTGGGAAGACACAGACAAGTATTGGAACCTAATATGACAGACTTAACCGGAAAAACAATTGCTAATACTTATAAGCAACTACTAAGAGTTGGTGTAAGTACTAATACTGGTGTTAGTGCTGGCCTTGCTACTATTGAAAGTGGCGACGGCACAGACAGTTCTTTTCAACTGGCTACTAACTCTGCTAAATTTACTGGTACACTTGTTGTAGATGGTGCTACTTCTATTGCTGATAATTTACACGTAGATGAAAAAGTATGTGCTTCTGCATTCTATGGTGATGGTTCTAATATTAGTGGTGTTACTGCAACTATTGCAGGAAACATCTCAGTCAGTAATGCCACAGTAGGTGGTAATTTATATGTAAGTGGTACGGCTACCATAGTAGGTGCGACACATCTACAGGCTGCTCTCTCAGTTGGTGGTGCAGCACAGTTTGGTTCTACGGTTACAGTATCAGGTGCAGCACAACTACAGAGTACAGTAACAGCCGTAGGAGAAGCTACCTTTAAGTCTAGAATTACAGTAGAGAATGTAGCAGCCCTAAAGAATAATGTAACAGTAGGTGGTATATTTAATGTAGCAGGTGCTTCTGGCTTTACATCTAAGGCAACCTTTAGCAATGACGTATCAGTAAGCGGTAGACTTGATGTAGCAACATCAGTCTGTATTGGTGGTGTTCTTGATGTTGAGGGTGTAGCAAACTTCGCAACTAATATAAGTGTAAGTGGTAATGCAAACATTGTTGGTAATGTAACTGCTGCTTTTTACTATGGTGATGGTAGTAATCTTACAAACGTAGAAGCAGAGATAGGTACTGCTACTAATATCTCTGTCTCTGGTTTTGTAAATGTAGGAGGCAATCTTTCTGTTAGTGGTACATCTAATGTAGTTGGTGCAGCTACATTTAAAGATGACGTATCAATAAGTGGGACTACAAAACTTCTAGGTACTGTGACTGCCACAGGTAACACAGGGTTCTTGGGAACTGTAAGAGTTAGTGGTGCTACAAGTCTTGAGGGTGCTTTAAATACTACAGGAGCAGCTTTGTTCTCATCTACTGTAACAGTGGTAGGAGCTACACATTTACAGAATACAGTTTCAGTAGCAGGTGGAGCTACGTTTGCTTCAACAGTGACAATATTAGGAGCTAACTTACAAGCTGTAAATGCTAGAGTATGTGCTTCTTCTTATTATGGTAATGGTTCTAATCTTACAGGAATAGCTGGTGGTACTATTAGTGGTAATATATCAGTAAGTGATATTATAGCTGGAGGTACTCTAAGAGTAAGTGCTGCAACAAGTCTTGAGGGTGCTTTAAATACTACAGGAGCAGCTTTATTCTCTTCTACTGTTACAGTTGTAGGCGCTGGAACATTTAAAAGTAATATATCAGTAAGTGGTAATGTAGACATAGCAGGTAATGTATCTGCTGGTGGTACACTTAATGTAGGTGGCAACGTCGGTATTGGTACTACGTCACCTGATGTTCCGCTTCACATATCGTCAGCCACTCCTTCTATACGTCTCACCGATACCGACGATAATAGTGATGCTCAGATTTCAGCGGCTGCGGGTGGACTGCTTGTTCTTGATGCCGACATTAACAATGAAGTCGCTGGTTCTGCCATGCTTTTCAGAGTTGATGGCGGCAGTGAAAAAATGCGAATCGACAGCAGTGGCAATTTGCTTGTTGGTACAACCAGCTTGACCACTGATTTGGCTTATTCACCAAAGCTAAAGCTGTCAGGCAGTGGTCCGGGTCTTTATTTCGAAGAGACTGACACGTCTCAAGATTATTCGATCACTGCTCTCGGCGGTAAATTTTACATCAGAGACGCCACTGCGGTTGTACCCCGCTTGACCATCGACAGCAGCGGCAACGTCGGGCTGGGGACTGCGTCACCAACTGCAAAAGCCGACATTCTCACGACAACTGCTGCTCCTACGTCTGCTATATGGACGGCTCCAAATTTAACCCTAAAAGACGATACTGCTTATGCTGCTGGTGTAGGCGGCGCATTAACATTTGAGGGAAAATTCAACGCGGCTGGATCATATTCTACTTTTGGTTACATCCGAGGAAGCAAGACAAACGCATCTGATGGAGGTTTCCAAGGCGGGATTGTTTACGGAGCCAGAAACGGTAATCACGTTTTTGTAACCAATAGCGGCGGTTTAACGGACGGAACTGACGAGCGGATGCGCATCAACAGCGTGGGTAGCGTCGGTATTGGTAATACGGCACCGAGTTATTTACTTGATCTGTACAGGTCGGCAAGTACTGTCGCTCGCATTCGAAACTCGGCAGCGACTGGAGGAACACCCAGCGTAACTCACGGCGAGTTTGTTATTGAGTCCACCGATGGCAACATGGGTATGCAGTTTCTTGGATCGACAACTGCTGACCAACGTATTCTTTTTAGTGACACGGCTGCAAATTCAGGACAAATCGTATATAACCATACTTCTAATTACATGGCTCTATTTACGAATACCGCAGAACGTATGCGTATCAACAGCAGTGGCAACGTCGGTATTGGTACGACTGGGCCTTCTGCGTATGGCGGAAAACTTGTTATTGCAGGTGTGGCTGCCGGTGGGGAAAACACGCTGGTTATTGCCAACAACAGTACAAATCAGTTTTTTAGGGCTGGTATCAAAGCTGATGTAGCACAGGTTGCATGGGATGACGGCGATGCCCTTGCTTTCGGAACTGCAACAGACAGCGCAACGGCTGGTTTAACCAACGAGTA